TCTTGTTCTACAAGATCTACTCGCTTGCCAAACTCGTTAAAGTTGTTCTTGATACCATTAACATCTAATGTTACTGAGTCAAGAGATTTTGTTACTGCTGTTACCTTCTCATTAAGAGATTTGATAGTTGCAGCAAGATCGCCAAAGGCATTAGTAAGAGAAGTATTAATTTCTGAAACTGCCTTGGCAACTTCTTCTTTAACGTCTGCAATAGATTTTTCTACCACATTCTCTACTTCAACTGCTGCTTTTGCAACAGAAGAATCTGCACTAGCATTATCTGATTTAGCCATAGCAAGTTCTTCAACTGCTACTACTTCTTCAGCGACTACAGCGGTTTCTGTTGCTTCTGCAACAATCTTTTCTGCTTCTGCAACAATTTCTGTTGCTTCTGCTACTACCTCTGTTGCCTGTGCCTCTGGAGCAACCTGTGCATTTTCAACTGCAGTTTCTACAACTGCTTCGGTTGATTCTGTCATTGGATTTACCTCCTTAGTAATCTTAATTGTATTAATGCCTTTAGCACTATCAACTAAGAATTTTATCATTTCTGTATTATCTTTATCATTCTTTTCTATAAACCCGATATTTTGCATTTTGTTTCCAGTTACTGGACTTGTTGCTGAATCTAACTCTGATACCATAACAATATTGTTTTCTGAATCCCAGAATACGTTTTCAATTTCTGCTTTTGATAGGTATCCGCTAACAACATTTTGACCGTTTACCTTTTCAATAGATAAAATATTTGCAAATTGATTTGCTGGATTATCCACAAGAGAAAGTTCATGTAGTTCGTAATTTTTAATTACACGAATTGTCTTATCAATTTTTGCATCATATGCGTCATCCCAAGTCTTAATATTTCCACCAATTGAAAAACCAGTGTAAGTACCATCTAAAATTTTTTCCCAAGCATCTTGTGCACCCTTAGAAACATAGGCAGATACATAGACTCCGCTATAAAACTTTTTATCATTTGGATCAAAATACTTATCTTCTTTAAATGAAACAATCTTTCCAACAGCAGTTGGCTGATGCATTTCACGAAGATTACCACGGAAATTCTTAAAAGCCTCTATACTAGATTCTGTCGTTACGATGTCGCCTTGACGATCAACGTTATCAAGCGTGGCAAAGCCAGACACCATACGGCGTTCAACATCTACTTTTCCAATTGGCATTGAAAGGCGAACATTGTCACCTTTAGTTTCCCAATGAGCCTTATTTGTTAACATAACGTTATAATTATAGCACTGGTTTATACAGTTTTCTCAACTATTGAGATGCTCTACCTTCACCCTGTGGATTGCGGCCAGCAATAGTTGTTGAAGAGTCAGAATTATTATTTGTTCTTTCTGAATCTCTTTCACGAGTTCCCGCCAAATTTGCTCTAGCATCGGTTGCCTGTCTTGGGGACATAACAAATGGATCATCTCCATCTGCTCTTTGTGGCAAATCCAACTTTTCACGAGCCTCATTTGGAGTCATAACCTGAGTCTTTACATATCTTTCAATAATTTGAGATTGTGCAATTTCATCGGTTAGGGTTAGTTCATTAAACTTAAGTTCAAGAATATCTGTTTTTTCTCTAACAATTTTATTAACTACCTTTTCTAAATGCCTTTGTGCTGGACGAGATACCTGCTCTTTAAAGGTACGATCTTGAGAAAGTGCTGCTGCAATTCCTGCAGAGTCTGCACCACCCAGTTTAGAGATAGGCACTTGATGGGCAATTAGGATATCATCACGATTTTGTTTACGATATTCTTTAAACGAACCATCTTGAATGCCATTCTCAATTGGTTCCATCTTAAACTCAACCTTATTTCCGTCTGTATCTCCAGGAAGTGGGATATAAAGAGTTCTGTGTGATTGAGCCTTTAAGCCAGTTTGCAAAAATCTAAACATCTTATCTTCAGCATCACCTGATAGTTTTGCACCTTTTAAAGTTACTACATATCTTGGAACTGCCTTATTTTCAAAATAGTCAATATTGTATTGAGAGGCTAACTGATCTCCAATTAGAGATGGCATTGCTGCAATAATATCTGGAATGCCATAAAATGTGTTTAAAGGTGAGTATTCTTTTAAATGAATAATTTCATTTGGTCTTGGATCTGTGCCCATTGGATTTGGATTTTTTGCTCCAAAGTTTCTGAAATAAACTACTTTTTGACCAATAATCTGAATAAATCCATCACGTAGACGACGTACACGAACGGTTGTTGCTGGTATATGTCCAACATAGCCAATATCTCCAGCCACGGTTCTACCTACTTCAATAAATCCATTACCAGTTGCCTGAAGGTCTGTGTAAACCTTTTCCATAGTTTTTGTAAAACTATCGTCATCATTTAAACTTTCTAACCAATCACGTAGTTGAATCTTGGCTCTTTCAATACGATTACGAGCACGATCAACTGCTGCTTGATCATCATTCATTTCAAACCTTAGCATTGTTCTATCTGAAATATCAAAACGGTATCCAAGGCCAACAACATTTTCTACCTTGGCATCAATTGCAGCATGATTAGCAAATGATGTATCATAAAAATTTGCCAACTCATACATATTGTATGGGGGAGTAATTACATCAAATAGTCCATAGCCATTCCTATATACCGTGCCAGGATTTATTTGTTTTGATTCTGCATCTACTCCAGAGGGCGTAACATTTGCTGCATTTAAATATGCTTGATTTGTTTCTGGGTTAATAGATTTTGATAAATTGCGGTTTGTTCTACGACGAAAATTTTGGTCTAAACCAGAATAATCTTTTAAATCATCCCAACTTTTGTTAAATGGATCTTGATTTTTAAAAGGATTATCTTCTCTATTTTGTGTATTAAGCCCTACACGAATATACTCTTCTTTGTCACTCATCTACAGAATCCTTTCCATATTTATCTAATGTTTGTTGTGCTGCATGCCAAGCGCCTAGATCATTCATAGATGGAATTAATCCATTAGCCATTCTTTCTTTTTGTTCTGAATACTCTTCTTCACTAATTCTATGCAATCCAGGCACAAAAACTGCCTCACCTTCGCCATCATCACCGTAGTGCATGGCAGCCTTTTTTAGTTCTGCAATCTTAGAGACGTCCCCACGATCTGAGGGAATATTTAAAACTGAACCAGTTTCGTCTGCAAACCATTTACCATTAGATTTTTTATATACATAAAGACCCCAGTCATAATGCTTCTCTATTACCTTTCGGCGAACATTTTTTACATAAGGTTTACCAGTTTTTTGATTAATTAATGATTCCATAACCATAAGTATAGCAGACTATACGGGTGTAGATACGGTGGTTGACCATTCTATGTCAGAATATGCTTTTATTTTTTCAGTTGTATAGACTAAACCTTCTCCATCATCAACTATTATTTTATTAGTTCCCGTATATGTTTTAAATATGTCTGATGGATTGGTTCCATAAAAATTTGAAGAACTTGCTACTAATACACCATCCCAGGTAAAATTATTAAACCAAAACTGCCAATCTAAGGTACTGGTTCCATCACTGAGAACTCTAAACCATGGCCTGTTAGTCTTGCTTTCTACTTCTTGCAAACTACTTGCTTGGTAATAGGCAATATTATTAAACACTGCTGGCCCTGTAATATTAATATTACCCAAATATGAATCAAATACAAGTGTTGTTAAAAATGAAATGCCTATTGCATACCACTGATTTAATGATATCACTGGCTCTCTCACTAAAGCCCCATTTAAGTAAAATCCAACGCCATTGTATGGTATACCATTTTCATTTAAAACAAATATTTTTCCTCTATTTAAATCTTCACTATTTGCCTGTATATAGAACTTAAGTTTGCCACTTTTATAATTAACCTCAAACATTTCGGTTGCTGTTGCTGGAAACCCTGTTTGGTCATATCTGAGCCATAGTTGAATTGCACTAATTTTATAATTAGTTGCTAATTCTTTATTGATTGGTAAAGAAAGACCACGATTTTCTAATATATTTAATTCACCACGAACTTCTACTCCAGAGGTTTTAGTTAAATAAAGGTAAGGGGTGCTTTCTTTATAGATGCTAAATGGATTTTTTGTTTTATAGTCATAGTAAATTCCATTTCTTTTATATGGAAACAAATCTACTCCAAACCTTGTTCCAATTGGATTAAATGAATTATCATTAAAGGCTTGAGAAGTTAACTGTAGTTTATTTAACAAAATTGGCTTTGTTAAAATACCACGACTATTAAATTCAAGACTATAAACAATTGCTAAATCATTAAAATCTTGAGTTTTTATTGGATAAATTAATGTATTATTTAAAACTTCAAATCTAGTTGTTTCCCAGTCCTGATGTTCATTTATATCAAGAATTCTATATTCATTTAATGGTTGCTCATTGGCAAATGACGTTGGAATATTTGCCCCATCTGATACGTATTGAAAAGTAATATAACTTTTTATTTTTGCACCTGCTGTATCATAATAATATCCTGATAGCCCAGACTCTTCCGATAAATTTGTTGTAGTTGGATATCCTATATTAAATTGTAAAAAATCTAAATCATAAAATCTTTCATTATTACTATTTTTTACAAATTGAGCAAAATAAGAAAGTGGTAAATAGTCTTGCCAGTAACCAGCAACACCTATATCCAAAAAATATTTTTCATAAGATTCTGTTGGTAAAAGAGTATAACTTGCTGTATGATCAATTAATAATTGAGCATCCTCTAAAACAATAAAACCATTTTCATCAAAGTTATTTTCTATTTTTGTAGAATTTAAAGATGTACATAGTCCTACAGAGTATAGTCTTCCTGTAAAGGTATACTCTCCAGAGTCATCCCCACAAACGTACATTTTTAATGAACTTTGATTACCAAAAAATGAATTAACGTTACTACCAAAAATACTAGATATTGTTCTTATATTAATACCTACTGAAAAAATTTCATTAGCAATAATTGCATCTGAAGTAAACAATAACTCTGTTTCTCCATTAAATGTAATAGAATACTTTATTTCATCATTATCTTTTATAATTGTAAAATAATTACCAGTTAAAGGGTTATAAATTTTAAACAAAATTTCTTCTGTATTGAGGTTGTGGCAACTAAACACTCCGTAAATACTATCAATCTCATTTGCTAAAATATTAAGTGTTGGAAAGTTGACGTAAGAGTTTGTACTGCTCCAAGTATTGTTTGGTCTAAAGGATAAAAATTTATCATTAAGGAACGGGCCAGACTCGTTATCTTGTATTTCCTTATTGTCGTCGTATAGTTCTTGCAAAGTTTTACTACCTAAAAATATTTCTGGTAAATTATACTCTGGCGTTCTCAGTGTTGTTTGCGTTGTTGATAAATTGTCAAAACTTCCCTGACTCCAGTTTGCAAAATCTGGATAATTATAGTTTGCAGTATAATTTGCAAAAGAATAATCTATAAAGGCTGTAGTTCCTCCGTATGAAGAGTTAATGCCTTCTGGGGAAACGACACCTTGTCCATATACCCATCTACGTTTTGCAACTGTAACTGGAACTTGATAAGAATATATGGCAACACAGTCAATTTCAAATGGAGAAACATTTTGACTTGCAAAAAACCCTAACCAGTCTTGGTTATCTCCTAGGTTATCAAGTTCATCTGGTAAATTAAGATTTTGAGTGCTCAAAGATAAAGAAATAACTTCTTCTCCATTTACTAACAATGAGGCAGAATCTTTAATTAAACGAATATGAATTAGCATTGGTCTAAACCATTCACCAACAAAATGAGAAGCAAACTGATCGCCAATAACCAATGTTAAAAATCCATCTTCAACATATAATCCATCATCAGATGCGATTGGACCAAAAATTTTAAATGGCGTAAGTGTATTTACATCTAGTCTTGCCCAAAACTCAACTGTATAATCATTGTATTGACCTTTTTTATTTAAAAATCCTTTTCCTGGAATAATTAAAGAAGCGTTTATGCTTGGCTCTATCTTTGTTACTCCACTTGCTCCAAAAACCAAGGGGATTCCAACATTTTTACACTTTAGGCCACCCTCTGTAATGTAATAACCAGAATCTTCTGCAATTCCATATGCTTGTGCCTCTACTGCATCAAGCCCTCCATAAATGCTTACTGTTGCTGGAACTGTTGTTTGCGTTATTCCATTTAAAGAATAACTATTGAATTCTTCATTCCACTGCCCTAGTGTTATTCCATTAAAATAGAATTGATTATCTTCTGATGTTATTGCACCTTCGTATACCTTTATCTTAAAAACAATTCTTAAATTAGCAGATACGTTTGGTATTTCAAAAGTTTCAGAAATAAATCCCCATTTCTGATATATGCTGCCTGTAAAAGTTTTTAAATTTTGTACTACACTTAACGTATCTGGATCAGTATATTCGTAACCAATTGAAATATTTTGTAAAAAAATACTATTAGAATAAAAATATGACCCAATTGTAAATGTTCCAAGATCAGCAAGTTGATTAAAATTAATAATATTGGGGCTGACCATAGAAGCCTCAAGAGTTTCTAGTGTTGGTACGTCAAGTTCAACTAATGATAGAGCACTATCAGCAAAAGGCTCTTTAAGTGAGGTAGACTCTAGTGTTGCAGTTGCATCTGTAACTGTCCATAAATCAGAAATATCACGTTGTGATTCGGTAATTAAACTTACATAGTCAAGTTTATCGTCTAGCGCCCATAGCACTAACGGATGTTCAGAATAAATCTTTTCTGCATATAAGTTGGACGGGTTAGACATATTTCTCCTATCCTCTTATTATAGCAGGATGAAGACTAATATAATTTAATTTCGCAAGCGTCTGTAGAACAGTACTTTTCAGATTCAGCGTCAAGATTATCCTTGCCGTCATAAATAGCAGACCAATCAATTTTGCCTATAGTTCCTACATAAGAATTATACTCTTCTCTAGTAATTTGAGTATATGGTTGTTGTGGATACGTTTTATTACCCATTGGCAAAAATGATACTGCCTTTAATTGACCCTCATACATGTGAAGGGCAGGAGCGATATGTTTTGACTCTTCTTCTTTATCAAATGAAAGAGTTACAGAAACCCCATTGTCAGACCAATATTTTTGAGCAGTTGCTGCCAAACCAATTTTTTCAAAAAGACTTACATCTTTTTCAGAACGAGGATGTCCAGATGCTACTGGGAAATATACTACTGAAGTGTTTGCTGATACAAGATCTGCTTCAATTTTATACCCTGCTGCTTTAAATAAATGCACCATTGGATCAGTATTACCAAACCTGATAGCACGTAAATAAAATGATCCTCCTGGACCCCAATGAACTCCAGGGGTAGCACCAGAAAGCAATGAAACAGATCCTGAAGGTTTTACAGTAGTTACACGAATTGATTCACGAACACATAACCACTCTGAATATGAATGATCATATTGACGAATTTTTTTATACCCCTCGTCCATCCATTGACGAACTGCTGGCATTCCCTTAGTATCTGCAAAAGATGCAATACCAGTTAGAGATGTTCCAATACGACGATTTCTCTGCATAATGCCATTTGTATTTTGCCAGTGTGTTGGCATTAATGTTACGGTTTTTCCATATAGATAAGCAAACTTTAATGTACGCAAAAAGTCTTCTTTATCTTCGTGACGATTTAAGTGAACCTCTACGAGTGTGCATAGTTCATAGGACTCTAATGGTTGTTCAGCACAAGGATTAAAACCCATAACACGAGCATCCTTATAGTCTGGGGCATCTGCAAGTCTTCCATATTCCCTTGCCACATCTAACCAAATAAATCCTGGCTCTCCATTGTCTGAAATTAAATCTACATAATCCTCATACCTTGTTCCAACTTGTGCTGAAATAGAGTTATTAGACATCCAAGCCCAACCAGGATTTTCTGAATCAAATGAGTTACGATCTGGAAAAACTTCTGCATTTTTTAAATTAATAAAATCCTTATCTTCAGCACTACCCAAGGCAAGTGTGGCAGAACGACGAACGTTTCCAGATACAACACATGTACCAATAAGGTTTACAATATCTACTATTGCACGAGAATCAAGGGTTTCTCCTGCTCTACCGCCAATTACAGTATTTATCTTGTTATGTAATGCTATAAGTGGTGCTGGACCGCTAGCAACCCCGCCAAAGCCTTTTATTGGGGCACCTAGGGGTCGGATAAGGTCATAGTTAAACTTTTGTATAGCCTGATTAGGTCTTAAATAAGAGTTTAAAAGCATTCTAACTGAATCAACCCATCCTTCACGGGTATCTGGGATATCCCACACATTTTCTGGTTCTGTTGGAGTATAGATAGGCATTTCTTTGTCTTGACCAACGGTATCAAACCCTACACCAATACCCAGCATTAAAGCATCCATTACCCATGCAAATAAAGCACCTGGATCATTGCGATCAATATCACGAGTAGACACCATTGCACAGTTTTGTAAGGAGGCAGAATTACGCTTCTCCATAGTCATAGGTGTTCCAAATGCCCATAAACCACGACCTGGTGGAGTCCACTTTAAATTAAACATACGGTCATAGGCTTCCTGAGCAGACTTTTGAGCCTTGTTGTCATTCCAGGGTAATCTATTATCTTTAGCGTGGTTCTTTTGTACTGAGTACATTCCTTCAATTACCCGCTTACAAACTTCATGCCATCTTTCTTTTGTACCATCTTCTTTCATACGAGAGTATGTACGTATAAAGGTAATCTCACCTAATGAATTAGAGCCTGCATCTGTAAAGCCAAATGGCGCCTGAATCTCAATATACTTGCTTACAAATTCATCTGATAAACGAAAAGAAAATACCTCTGACATAAAAATTCCAACTTTCTATTAAAAAATATTATGAACACTTTGATAATTCCAAAGCACTCTTAGTATATCATAAGTTTAAAATAAAAAAATACGCATAAACTATAAACTAAATCTTTACTTTATGGTTAGGTACTTTTATAAAACAAAAGTATACTATATCATCCAAATTTACTACTATTAATATGGCACATCTCTATTTGATTAATGTTTAGATGTTTTGGTAAAGATCCAACCCAATAAATTGCCTGGGCTAAATCTTCTGCAGATAAAGCATACTCTCTTTTTTGTTCTTGAGTATCAATTGTAGCAGGGCAAATTTCAGTTATCTTTATATTGTACTCTGGAAACTCTAACCTCATTGTATCTATCAATCCCCGCTCACCACGTTTAGCATTGGTATAGTTTCCTCCACCACGATAAGGAATTTTTCCACCAAATGATGTTACAAAAATAATAGTTGGAGATTCTGATTTTTGCATACATGGTACAAATAGTTGAGATAGATACATCGGGCCAGTTACATTTATATCGTAGGCCACTCTAAAGTTTTCTGGGGTCTCATTAATTATTTTTGTAGGACCAGCGCCACCACCAGCATTGTTAACTAACAGGTCAAGGGTTATGTCCTTATATTTTTCAAAGAATACCCTTATTGCCTTAGAGTCTGTAATATCTAACTGATATACTTCAACATTTTCAGAAATTAATTGTGAAACTTTTGATAAATTTCTAGATACTGCTATAACTTTATATCCATTTTCAGATAAAAATTTTACAGTTGCATAACCAACACCTTTACTGGCCCCAGTAACTATTGCTGTTTTCACTTTATTTATTAAGAACTTTTTCGCATTTGCATATTATTATGTATCCAGTGTCCAGGAATCATATATTTAAATTTATTTTTTACTAAATGTGCGGTATGGTAATAGGGAGCAGCAGATGGAAAAATAATTATACTTCCTGCTTTAGGTTTTACAGCAAAATCAATTGAATTATTTTTTAATGCTATATCATAATCTAGGTCTGGAGATGGTTGCATACCAACTTCTTTATATTCAGATAAAGTAAATGATACCTCTCCACCATCAAAATCATCATTTAAATAAATATTAAATGAATATCTTAAAGTTATATCTCCATCGTTTTGATCAAAATGAGAACCCATGCCAACTCCAGCATTATATTTTTTTATGTTAAAAACAGGAAATAAGTTTGGTTCATCTGAGTCACCCATTGCAGCACCGTAGTCTTTACAAACTTCGTAAAAAGATTCAAATATTGTATTATAAACAAAAAGCATTTTAGACTTATATGGCTCTTTCATATTTTGTATTTGATTTAAGTCATATGTTTTTGTAAATCCATATATAAAATTTTTATCATTTGATGCAGTCCAATCTAGCCATGAAGAAACTCCGTCAGACTTTTCCATTTCATCTAACTCATCAATTGTTTTCATTAGATTATCAAAATCTTTAATGCAGTCTTCATAGTAGTAAACTTTTTGTTCTAAAATTTGTTTTTTCATTTTTTACAAGTTCTCCTTAGTATCTATTTTTCTCATAATGACCTATTTCTTTTACAAAACCAACAAGAACATACCTTATTGGCCCTTCAGCAACATGCTTTACTCCGTGCTCATATTTTTCATTACCTGGGAAAACTAACATCTCTCCTGGCTTAGGCCTTAACTCTAAGTTTAAGTTTTTAAAAAAAAGTTCTCCTTCATTATAGTCATCGTTAAGATATAGTATGGTTGCATATTGAATAGATGGATCAGTGCGTTGATCGGTATGGGATTTTAATTCAACTCCTGGTTGCATTCTTTGAATAGTAGCAAAACCACTTAAATGCAGGTTTGGGTCAGACTGAACAACTAAATTATTAAATTTTTCATACATAGGGTGGTACTCACTATAGCCTGAAATATTTAGATTTTTATCAGCCCAATTTTGAGTAATTTCAAATTTTCCTTCAGCAACAAGATTTTCAACATCATCTCTACCAAATTTTTCCATACAAAATTTTGGCAAGTTTGATAGATATTCTACTTCCCAATCTGCTTGAGATGCTTCATTAATTTTACTCCAAATAAAGTCTGTTTCTTGTTTTGATAAAATATTTTTAACTAGTAACACTTCATCTGTAATTTCTTCAAACTCATAATTATTTTTTACTAATTGTTTTTTAAAATTTTCAATCATTGAAAACCTCTTCAGGTTTATATTTGTTTCCGTTCATATCTATTTTCCAGCCTTGCTTAAGTAATTCTTGCCACTCTTCTTTTTCAATTTTTTGAGCATCTCTAATTTTTTGCATTTCTTCTGCCCAAGCGTCTCTTGTTTCTTGTGAATAAGCAGATTCTTCTCTATCATCCCAAAAAGATCCTATTGTATATCTAATACCTTTAGTAATTAAAGATACTTCATGCATATTGTTAAATCCCCCATCAAAAACAGCAAGCAATCCTGTTTTTGGTACTATAGATATATCTTGATCTGGAAAGTTTAATACTCCACCTTCAAAATCTGTATTTAAATATAAAAATCCAGCATATCTGCTTCTTGCAAATGGTCCAGTATTTCCATGCTCATCTGTATTATCTGAATGAATTCTAGCGTATGCCCCTGGTTCCCATTTTTGAGTATGATATCCAATTTTAACAATTGCTGACGGATCAAGATCATGCACTGTTGCAATAGCATTAGAAATTCCTTTTTCAATATCAGAAAAAATTGTTGGACTTAGTCCAATATCAATAACTTCTTTATCATTGTCCAATGGCAACACTGAAGAATATGATTCATAAAATGATATTGGCATCCAAGAAATACTTCCAACTTCTGCATGTTTATCTAAAACTTTTACAATTTTTGCAGCAGTGTCCTCATTTATAAAATTTTCATAAACAATAATATCCTTAGTTATTCTTTTTTTATTTTCTAAATTCATGGTTTTTTATCACCTGTATGCTCTGTTATTTCCCAAAAAAATGGACAGGTATATCTAATGCCACTTTTTATCTCTGTTACTCCATGGATATATTGCATATCTCCTGGGAAAAAATAAGCAGCGCCCTTTTTGGGTTTAAACTTAACTCCTTGATTTGGAAAATATAATTCTCCACCTTCATAGTCATCATTTAAATAAAATAAACTTGAAAGATCGTAGTTTGGAAAATCGTTTGGCTCTCCAGCATCTGGACCTTCATGCAATTCTTTATCTGCATGAGGCATCTGTAGGTGACCTGGTAACCACCTTACAATTGTTGTTCCTGTTGGCTTAACTTTTACTTTATAAAAATCTTCAACAATTGGTTGTAATTTTTGAAATAGTCCAGCGATAACTGGTGCAATTGTTGGATCATTTTTATCTAAACTTGGTGTGGTTGCAACTCTGTCTTTCCAAAAATCAGAATCATATACAACTGTTCCATTTTCATTTACATGGCTTTGTGTTACATCCCAGATAGTGATAGATTTTGCTGCCTTTTCTAAAAAAGTAATTTCTTCTTGAGTCATAAAATTTTCTAACTCAACAATCATTTCTTTACCATTACCAAAAAATCCTGAAGGGGTTATTGACCTTGTTCTTTTAACAACTGTTGGGGTATTGTCTATTTTATTCATATTAAGATTATACCAGAAATATTTTATTTAAATAATAGTTAGTTTTGTTAATATTTCTATGCCTGTTGCTGCTTTGTATTATCAACTACGCTTAATCTTAAAGTTTTTACCTCGTGACTTCCACGAGACTCTCCTTTTTCATTTACGGCATCTCTATACCAATCTGTCCACTTTCCAGATTGATTTATTATTTGTGATGCTGCGCCATAAGATTGGTTTGCTTCATTTCTTTTATTGTCTGGATCCTGATATTCATTTATTTCAATAGTAGATTCATTTAAAGCACTTAAAGATATTGGAATAATTGTGGCTAATGGAGTTCCAGCCTTTATTAATATTTCTTTATTTGCTGACCTTGCTTTAATTGCTAGTGGAAGTGGATTATCCAGAAATGAAGTACTTATTATAGAAGACATTGTCTCAAAGTCATCATTGAAATAGTTAACTGGATTAATAGTAAACATGCTTACATTTTGCTCTGTTCTAAAAACTAATCCAGTGTTAAAACTTACACTTCCTTGGCCTCTTCCAGTATAACAAATGTCCTGACCTTGTAAAAGTTCAATATTGCTTCCAGTTTGATCACTAATACCATTCCAGATGAAACTTATATCTTTTGAACAAGACAAATTCCATCCAACTACATTTGCCTGAGTTACTGGAAAACACCTATATGCATGATTTTCTGAAGTTGTACCCATCCAATCTCTTTTTACAGACATTGGTTGAATCTGCATAGTTGACCAAGGCATTTGTTCAACTGAAATATTAAACATTATTCATTAGCCCACTTTGGATCATACATATCTGGAGTATGAAATTTTTTGCTGTAATCTAACATAGTAACAATAGAATATTTTGTTCCAGAATGTACTGGCATTGCTCTATGTGGGTACATAAAGTTTGATGGAAATATAAATAAGTCTCCAGCATCTGGTTTAACATTTAAACCTTGCAGCCTAAAAAATAATTCTCCACCCTCATAGTCATCGTTTACATATGCAACAAGTGAAACGGTACAGTTATAAGAGTATCCATGATCATGGTGCTCCTGAAAATGCTGTCCTGGACCATATTTAATAAAATTAAATGCTTCCCAATACTTTAAGTTATAAATATTAAACTGTTTGCAATAATCTTGTACTGCTGGATTTTGAGCATCATAAACATCTTGCCATAATGCTTGAAGATTTAAAGATACCTGACTTGTGTCATTTTCAATATCAGTTTTTTTAAATTTAAAATCATTACAATCTCTATAGTTTGGCATTAACTCTTGATAGCCAACGTATGCTGGAAGCCAACTATACCCTTTGTCTTCGCTACCAACTGGTTCAAGATTATCCTCAAGCCTATTGATAACATCAAATTCTTTTTTAATTACCCCTTTATAACATACTATGCCATTACCAAGGTTAACTTTATCTGTCCATGTTTGCATTTTTTCCCCTTTATTTATATTCTCTTTTAGACCATACTTTATTTTTATAAACACCACCATCTGGCTTACGATAAAAACTCATGTTGTCTATAAGTTTATCATACATCTGTCTTTGGTCTAGACTTTCTATTTTTTGCTCCCAGTTTTCTCTTTTAAAAGGAAGAACCTGTAAGTAGGGTGTTCCCGCTGGCAAAGTTCCTTCCCAACCTTCTGCAATAAAAAATGGAAATGTTCCAAGTATATGAACCTTGTCAGAATCAACTACTCCAGTTGTATTTAAAAATGGCAGATCAAATCTGTTCATTGGAGTCATAAATAATGCACTGTATCCTTCTGGTAGTTCTAGACCCCAATCTGGATACCAGGCGAAATGATCTTTATAAAATCCCCTTGGATGCTCAAATTGTGGCATTGCCTGTCTTTTACCACAAAAATCTTTATAATTTGGATCAGATATTTTAACATCAATTATTCCTTTTTCATTTTTAAAAAATGTAAGATCGCATGGAGTTTTTAAAACATATCCTGTTGAAAATGCATCTAAAATTGCTGGACATGCTTTCCATGTTGGAATTTTTCCATAATCATCTACAGTTCCTTCTTTTGGAAAAGGACAAATTTCTTTTGATGCTTTATAGTATTCACCATTTGGCATCTTAGCAAATCTATCTGCATCCTTGTACCAATCTGGAATTACCTTTTGTGTTGGAGATGGTGCAGAAAAACTTTCTTCATTTGATAATGGCCTGTATGGCTTAAATATAATTATATTTTTAGATATATTAGAGTCTTCAGACAACTTATTTATGTCCTAACTCATTAATATCTGTCATTACCACTACACAATATTTTGTTCCTGATTTTATTGGCAACGATGCATGTTCATAAATATAATTTGATGGACAAAGAACTATATCTCCAACTTTGGGTTTATAAACAAGGTTATCCATTCTTGGAAACTTTAAGTCTCCACCTTCGTAATCATCATTTATATATACTACTGCAGAAACTGTACAGTTGTAAACTGGGCCATGATCTGCATGAATATTAAAGTGAGATCCTTCTCCTTCATATTTAACAAAATTAAATGCTTCATAATATACAACATTTATTCCCCAATATGAAGCATAATCATCTACACAGTATTTTAATTTTTCATATATTTCTTGATGAAGATCCAATAGTTCTGCATTATCAGCATCTCTTGATCCAAGATTTTCTTGTTTATATTTAAAATCAACACAGTCTCTTGCTTTTTTAATTGGAGTTTCAGAGTTTGTTACTTTTGCTTCTGACCAATTATATTTTTTATTTTTACTTAAATTTGACTCAAGAGTATTTATATACCTTTTAGAGTCTTCTAAAGAAAATGTATTTTTATAAACATTAACACCTAAAGCCAAGTTTTCAACTACTATGCCATCTTTTAATGACTTTGAGTTAAGTCTATTGCTTGATGTTTCTGATCTATCTTTTGTAAACCAAACATTTGAGTTTTCATCATACTGGGTTTGTTCTTTATAGTTCATTTTTTCTCCTTTTATGTGGCTAGTATAATTCTACAGGAATATATTTTTTAGTTAAATGTCCAATTAAGGTATTTTCTTGCGGAGTAGAGTCCATTTTAGGAATTTCTAAACTATGCATCAACCAAGATGAGTTAAACAAAGATATAGCAATGCTATTAGCCATTAGACCTTTTGTATATTCAAAAATAAATGGGTTTAAAAAATCACGAGTATGTGAATATCTTATTGGATGAAAAATACGCTCTTCTTTAACAAAATGCATTAAATTATTCTTTGAGATTATATCTGTTAATAATACTGGACCATACTTAATTTGATCTCCTTTAGTTGCAGTTGGCATACAAACAAAATTATTAATTAAGTCATCTAAAATTTCATCATTATTTATGTATAAGATATCATTATTAATTCTTATTGGTCCTTTTGCTGGATGAGGAGTGTCTACAAAAAATCCAAATAAATATGGTTCTGGATCTGGCCAGGTATCAGTTAAACAAACCATATCGGAGTCAGTCCATATAAGGTCTGTTTTTTTCAACATATGAAGTCTAAATAAATCAGCAAACTGTTGATGTCCACCACCACATAAAGGATCATCAAACTTTGTTAGAAATATATCCTTTTCTAACATAATTTCATTTGCATCTTTTTTAATTGCACCATTTGGAACTTTAATAGACATGTCATACAGATATATGTATAGTTCATGCCCATGGTATAGATATGAATTCCAAGAAATTTGCTGCAGTAGGGTAGGTTCATTTCCAAACCATAAAGTACCAAACTTTAACCCCATTATTTATACCCCTATCAGATTTAATTAATTATAGCATATACCTATTAATAATAAAATACATCAATATTAAAATTATTTATTTTTTAATATTTTTATTTCATCTTCTAGATTTTTTACTCTTTCCAACAAAGTTTTTAAAACTTCTACAGAGTAAACAGAAACAAGGTCATACCTAAGACCCAAAGGTTTATTATCTTTGTCAAATACAACTATATATTTTAAAGAGTCTACTTCGTTAACTTCTTCTGCTATATAGCCAAGTTGTCTGATTTCTTTAGTGTCACCGTTGTATATCCATGTTACTGGATTTAAACTCTTTATTGCTTGTTCAAAATCAATACCCATTGATTCCATTTTTAATTACCCCCACTATTTTTAATTAATGTTTACAACCCTCATTATACTATGCTTAAATCTCTTAGATGAGTAAATGAATCTTGGGAAAGATGGACCAAACGATGGGAAGAATGGTGGAGCGAAGGCTGGGAAGAACGGGAAGAATGGTGGGAAGAATGGTGGGAAGAATGGTGGGAAGAATGGGAAGAACGGTGGGAAGAACGGTGGGAAGAACGGTGGGAAGAATGGTGGGGTAGTTACGCTGTTTGAAGCACTTGAGGTTGATGAATTACCATTTGCGTTAGTAGCATAAACTGTATATGTTTGTGAAGTATCTCCTTCTTGGGTAACGTTAACGCTTGTTGTTCCTGATCCAACAGTAGCACCTTTACCATCTGATGATGCCCAAGTGTAACCAGTAATTGCACTTCCACCATTTGCAGGGGCAGTCCAAGAGACAGCATCTGAAAGGGCTGAAGTTGTTACGGTTGGTGCAGCAGGAGTTGCTGGCACTGTTGTTGCTGTAATAGAACTAGATGCACTAGAAGCATCAGAAGTTCCAACTGCGTTTGTTGCTGTTACTGTAAATGTATAGGCGGTATTAGATTGTAATCCTGTTACAGTCAATGGTGATGATGCTCCAGATGCTGTATAACTACCAGGGGATGAAGTAACTGTAAATGATGTAATTGGTGCACCATTACTTCCACCAGATGAGAATGAAACGCTTGCTGCACCATTATTAAATGCACGAGATGTTCCAACATCTGTTGCAGAAACGCTTACTGGTGGATTAGGTTTTCCTGCACCCTGAAATCCAAGGCCTCTTACACCTGCTCCTCGTCCACCAATAATAGGCATTTATTTTCCCCTTATGCAAATCTTGTCTGTGATCCAAAGGCTGTAAAAGCAGCGTTTCCTGTCTTTACTATTGTGTATGAATAGATATCAATACTGTTTGCGTTACCTGCAGATGGTGCGGTACCATTCTGCCACTTTGGAGTTACTGCAGATCCATCAATTGTAAATGATGTCTGGTAGTAAGGAGTTGCTCCATTTGTTGCAAAGAATACAACTGTAATAGAGTCGTTGGTAGCAAGACTGTCATTAAGCGTAGTGCTTCCATCTCCACGAATATTTAGTGTCCAGTTACCGCTTGCATCTGAAGTGTAATATAGAATGCCGCTTGTCAAAATATTTAGGTTAACTGTGCTACTTGCAGCAGTTGCAGATACTGACCAACGCTCCTCTGGTCCACGAAGAACTGGATTCACTGCTACCGCATTTGTTAATGTTGGAGCAGTTGCAAAAACTAATCCGCCTGTTCCAGTTTCATCTGTTACTGCAGAAGCAAGATTGGCTGATGATGGTGTTCCAAGAAATGTTGCTACATTAGTTCCTAATCCTGAAACCGCAGTACTAATTGCAACATTTGAAACTGTATTACTTGATCCATCAATAGTTTTATTTGTTAAGGTTTGAGCGGTAGATAAATCTACTGTTGTTCCAGTATTAATACTAAATACTGATCCTGTTAATGTTAATCCTGTGCCTGCTGAATATGTGCCAGCACCTGAAAACTGTGTAAATGCTATTGCATCTGTTCCTACAGTTCCTACTATGTTAGTTTGTACCCAACCAGTATTGTCGTTAACTGTGCCTCCAGTTACGAACACAAAGTCTCCGCCATCAATTTCGGCTGGCGCATCAAAATCTGTTGCTCTTGATGGTGCTCCAGAGGCTGCTACTACATAAATACCATTTTCAGATTGAGTAGTTTGGTTCTTAATAAGAATTCTATTTCCTGTTGCAAGAGTTATTCCATCAAGAGTGTCTCCGTTTTCAACATCTGTGGCAAGAGTAATGTTAGCGGTTGTTGCAGCAACTGCTGAAGGGTGAATATGTAATCCTTCTGTTACTGCATCTACGTAAGCCTTTGTAGCAGCGTCTGTTGAATTTGTTGGTGTTGGAACTGTGACAGTTCCTGTAAATGTTGGGGAAGCAAGAGGAGCCTTAGCATCCATTTGTGTCTGAATTGCAGAAGTAACACCATCTACATAATTAAGTTCTGTAGCGGTTGCTGTAATAGCAACATCTTCGTTAATCTTTGGAGATGTTAAAGTCTTATTTGTAAGAGTTTCTGTCCCCGCAAGTGTGGCTACATCGGCATCACTAATTGCAGTATTTAGTTGTGCAAGAGTTGAAGTAACTGTGTTTGAGCCAAGTGAAATTGATTTATTTGAAAGTGTATTTGTTGATGATGCTGTTACTGTAATGTCAGATGTTAAAGCAACTGTTCCTGTTGCATCTGGCATTGTAATAGTGCGATCTGCTGTTGGGTCAGTAAATTGAAGAGTAGTTTCAAAATCATTTGCAGTTGCACCTTCTACATAAATTGCTCCATCTGAAAGTTGTAGTCCTGAAACAGTTGGAGCAGTAAGAGTTTTATTAGTAAGTGTATCTTCAGTATCTCTTAAAACAACTGTTCCTGAAGCATCTTGAAAAGTAACTGTTCTATCTGCTGTTGGGTCGGTTACTTGAAGGGTAGTTTCAAAATCATTTGCAGTTGCACCTTCAATAGTAATAGAACCTGAGAACACTCCAATATTAGTAATATCTGAAAGGTTACCAGTTGTAATAACTGTACCTGTAACGTTTGGAAGAGTAATTGTACGATCAGCAGTTGGATCTGTTACTTGAAGAGTAGTTTCATAAGAGTCTGCAGTGGCACCTTCAAAAACAATGCTTGTACCAAAAGAAGGATTTACTGTTGAGTTGGCATCAATAAAATAGTCTAGGTCAGCCCAGTGGTTTGTACCATCACCAATCTTAAATTTATTAGTATCTGATTCCCATCCCATTTCACCAGCATTTAATACTGGGTTTGCAGATGTCCACTGTGAAGCGGTTCCTCTGCGTTGTTGCATTCTAGTTGCCATTTTTACTCCTCTGAAGTATGTCTATATTATAACAGATAATTAGTTAAAATTATCTATTGCTATTCCACCATCCCAGGTTTGATCCCAAGAAGATGTATTGTAAAGTCCAGCAGTAACTAGTTCTCCTGCTTGGTAGTAATATCCTGCATCTTTAAAAATACTGACAATTAATCCATTACCATCAATTGAAGTATCATGAATATGGTCTTGTAATGTTTCTGCATCTTGAAGTGTTGCAATTGCAACCCATTGTGAATTATAGTAAACATGTACACGTTCTGTTAATGTATCAAACCATAAATCTCCACTATCTGGAGAAACTGGTGGTGTAGAGCCAACAGGAAGTTGTGGTGATCCTACTGCAGTGTCTACATAAAGTTTTGTTGCTGCATGAGCATTTTGAGTAGGAGTGGCAACTGTGACTGTTGATCCAAAAGTTCCGCCTTCGGCTACAATAATGCCGTGCTTTACTCTGAAGTCTTTATTTACTGTTGCCACTTCCAACCTCTATTCTTTAGTTATGCTTCAATATAAACCTTGTGTACTTTAACATCGGTATCTGCTGCTGCACCAGTTACCTGAAGAAGAACGTTTCCACCACTGTAAACAGCGTTAGTTGTTCCTAGTTCAGTGTTGCTGATTACATCTGCATACTCTGTTAAGTAAACATTATTTGATCCATCTACAGTAACCAAAACTTCAATTACTTCAATATCATTACCTTTTTTCATTTGTACGATATATTTAGCACTTGAGTATGTTGTTGCTGACCATGTATCAATTGTTGTTGCTGAAGTTGATGCGGTAGCAAGAGCAGAACCAACAAGAGCATCTGGAAGAGCAATACTTGTCGCTGCTGCTGCACCAAGGGTTGGTGTAGTAAAGGTTGGACTATTAGTAAATGCTACTGTTCCAG